GCGCGCGATTATTAAGGGCAAGGCCGGTACGAGTCCAACGGATTATCTGATTACACTCACCGTGACGCTCGACGACGGCAGCGTGCTGGTCGAGGAGATTCTATTCCAGGTTCGTCTCGCGATGCTGCTCATAGCAACGCCTGGGGCGATTGATGCGAACAGCTATTGCACGCGGGTAGAAGCAGACGCCTACCACCAGACGCACCTGTACAACGACGTCTGGCTCGTGGCGGACGACTGGCGCAAAGAAGCCGCGCTGATGATGGCCACGCGCATCTTGGATGATCAAGTGGATTGGTCCGGCACGGTCGCGAATCTCACTCAAGCCCTGCGCTGGCCACGATACGGTGTCGTTGATCGCGATGGCGTGAACTACTTCGACGAGGCGAGCATCCCCGTATTTCTGAAGCGAGCAACAGCAGAGTTCGCGCGATGGCTGCTGACTGAAGACCGTACCGTCGAGCGCGGATTCGGTATCTCGTCCGTGACGGCCGATACTGTAAAAGTGGACTTCGATAAGTTCGACGTAAAGCCGATCATTCCGGCTGTCGTCACCGGCATGATCGTCCAATATGGTCGAGTCAGCGGACCGGGCAGCATGACCGTTCCTTTGGTGAGGGCATGAGCCTACGAACAACCGTTCAGCGCGCCGTGAAGACCGGCCTCAAGGCGATGGACGACATTCAGGAGACGGCGACCTATGGCGGCGTAACCACAACGGCGTACGATCCCGCAACCGGAACGATCACCGAGACGAGCGGCGGCGGCGGAGTGGTCAAGATGGTCTTTACAAGTTTCTCGTTCATGGAGATCGACGGCGTGGCGGTGCTGGCGAACGACCGCAAGGTGATTATCGCGAGCTTGGACCTTGATGTCACACCGACACTCAATGATACGATCACGCGAGCAGATGGATCAGCCTGGAATGTGATAGGAATTAAAACCGACCCAGCTGGCGCAGCCTGGGTATTACAGATACGAAAACCATAATGGCAAACGACTTCCGAAGTTTCTCTCTTCAACTCGACGCCTTCGCCGCCAAGGTAAAGGTCGCGCCCTCGAAGGTGGTCAAGCGTGTGGCCTTCGACCTGTTTGGACGGATCGTCAAGAAGACTCCCTGGCTGACTGGACGGGCACGAGCCTCCTGGACGATAGCCGTGAATCAAGCCGATAGGCGAGTCATGCCTCCCGCTCCGCCAGGGACGGTCTATCCTAGGGCGACAGCTGGATTTCTTGATGTGAAGCCAGGCGACAGTGTCGTAATCTCAAACAACCTGCCATACATCACGGCGCTGGAAGACGGGCATAGTCGAAAGGCGCCGCTCGGCATGGTGAAACTCTCGATCGAAGAAGTCAAGCAGAAGATGGCCACTCTGATGGCCGCAGGAGTACAGGATGCCGGACTCTAATGTCGTTCGCCGATGAACGCAAAGCGATTGAAAGCCGGATGGCAGCGGCGTGGACAACGACGCCGATACGTTGGGAGAACGTGCCATTTGCGGCCACGTCGACTCCGTATGTCGCACTGTTCATCTTGGACGGCGAGGGCAATCAGGTCAGCCTGGGGTCGCCTGCACTACGGCGCTGGGTGGGGATTATCGTGGTACAGATCTTCGTCCAGCAGGACACCGGTACGCAGCTAGCAAGGAGTTATGCAGATACGATTGGGGCGATCTTCGACCGGGCACAGTTCAGCTCTGGGAACAGCGGGATGATTCGCTGCCAGACTCCGTCGATCAATAACGTCGGAGTCACGAACGGGTGGAATCAGATCAACGTCACGGTCCCATTTATACGAGACAAACAATACTGAGGAGGTGAACAGTGGCACAAGCGGAAACCAATCGAGTCGATATTCGTTTTTCCCAGGAGACGACGTGGAACGAGACGCCTGCCACGCCGACCATGGCGTCCCTGCCGTATGTCAGCGAGACGATCAAGTACGACAAGCAGACCGTCACCAGTAAGCTGGTGCGGGCAGATCGACTGATCGAAGACGTGATCGAGGTTGGAGCAGGCAGTTCTGGCGAATTCATGTTCGAGCATAAGTTCGGCGACTTCGACAAGTTGATCGAGGCCGCACTCGGTATGGATTTCGTAGCCATGACGTTTACCGGAACAGCCAACCTGTCCTTTGCTGCATCGGGTGCGGGTGTACAGGTGGTGACGGGGCCAGCCGCGACGTTCACCAACTACGTCGATGGCACGTATGTCAGAGTAAGCGGAGCCAACGCCGCCAATAACGGCGTCTTCCGGATTACGGCGCATGCGTCTACTACGCTAACCTACACCAACGCGACAGGGACGCTGCAAGCGAGCACCTCGGCGACCGTCGCCGTGAAGTATTCCAGAACGGGCACGAACAAGAAGTCGTTCCTGTTCGAAAAGAGTTTCGCTGACATCGCGCGGTTCATTTCTTTCCGTGGCATGCGCGTAGGCACGATGGCGCTGAACTTCGAGTCGGGACAGATCCTCACGGGGTCGTTCGGGTTGGTTGGGGCAGGGGCGTTCTCGGCAGCTACTACGGTGTCGGGTTCGGTGACTGCGGCCTCCACCAACATCGTCAGTGCGGCGTCCTCCAATATGGGTCGGATCGAAGAAGGCGGCATAGTCCTCACGACAAAGATCAAGTCTGCAAAAATCAACCTGAACACCAACGCACGCCAGTTGACGGGGCTGGGCAGCAAGTTCCCGATCGGCATCAACTATGGTTCCTTCGATATCACTGGGACCATAGAGGCGTACTTTGAAGACGCCGCCCTCTACGACAAGTTCATTGCGCACACGGATTCCTCGCTGGTCGTGGAAATCATTGACGCGGCGGACCACCGCACGATCTTTACAGTCGCCAACTTGAAGTTCACCAATGCCATGCCTGCGGGCGCGGGCCTGAACCAAGACGCAATGGTGTCACTCGACTTCGTGGCTAAACGGAATGCGACGACGAATGCTATGATGCAGGTGGACATTCTGACTTAACATTTTCTCGTGCCCAGTTCGGCGGGAACCGTGATGGGCACTGACAGACAGGAGACCTCTATGGATATGTTCAAAGCCTTCGCCGTAGACGAGGCACGACTCTCTGGCGGCGTGTGGCATGTGATCGACGCGAGCACCGATTATCCGGTCGAGGCGTCCGAGATCGGAGATAAGTGCGCCGTGCTGGTCGCCAGTATGGACAGTCCGAAATATCGGCAGGCGATTGAGCGGCGGATGAAGCCGCACATGATTCGTCGTGGCTCGCAAGTCGACCCGCTGGTGCGTGACACGATCACGATGGAGGCCATGGCCGAAACGATTATTCTGGACTGGAAAAACTGGGAGATCGGCGGCGTCGTGGTGCCCTATAGTGCCGTGAAGTGCGTCGAGTTTCTGACCCAGCCGAAATGGGTTCGCTTGCGGGAGCGGTTACTGAATATCGTCGGGGACACCGATGCGTTCAAAGTGCAGCAGGAATCTGATATTGTAAAAAACTCCTAGAGGTCTTTACTTGGGACCAGGCCTACGGTGGTAAAGACCTCGCCTTCTATGAATCGCTCGGTCCTGACAGTAGGCCGATGCAGTCGAAACCGGAGGTGCTCGATGAAGCGACGGCGTGGTACGAAGCCTTCTACTACCTCTCCGCGTCACGTCCGATGGGGTTCGATGGAGCACTGCCGATTCCGCTTACAGAAGTGGACGCCTATTGCCGACTCACGGACGTTGCGCCGGCGGACCGGCCTGCGTTCCTGCGGGTTATTCGACAGCTCGATAAGGGATTTCTAGAGTTGAGAAACCGGGTAGTGAAACCGATCGCGCAGCCGTAAAGGGACGAATCTCATGTCCACAGCCGCTCTCGATATCATAGTCAGCGCCAAGGGCGGCGCAGAGGTCCAGCGCACCGTCGAAGGGATCCATGGCAGTTTCGTGGAACTCAGCGCGAAGGTCTACGTAGCCATCGAGGCGCTCAACAAAGTCTGGGAAACGGCCAAGCATGGTGCTGAGTTTACCGAGACGATGGCACGGCTCAATCGGCAGATGCAGGATTTCAACTCCACGTCGCAGCGAATGGTAGCCGGGCTGCAAGCGACCAGCCAGGGGATCTTGAGTATTCAGAATGCGGCCACGA